AGGTTGGCGGAATTGTTTTTATTGAGTCAACTGCAAGCATTCAAAAAGACATGGAGGGCAGAGCGGTAACGGCCCAGGCTGGCATTGACATAAACCGCAAAGGAATGGATGTAGCCCAAAGTTTTGGCTCGTCCTCTAGTTACGCTCGGAAATATGCGCTTTCGGGCCTCCTGTTAATCGACGATAACAAAGACCCTGACTCGACAAACGACCACGGCAAAGGCCCAGCGGTTACCAAGACCAAGCCAACAGATGAGCAATTTGCTTACTTGGTTAGATACCTAAACGGAACCGACGCGCAACGCAAGCAAGCCAAAGAGGCTTTGGTAAAATACGATTTAACACAGGAACAATTGGACACCTTAGACGGACTACTTTAATGGCAAGTTTATACGAAATAACACGGGAGGCACTAGAGTTAGCCTCCCTATTGGAAACCGAAGAATTGACGCCTGAATTGGAACAAATGCTGGTTATTAACCAAGATCAATTACAAGCAAAGGCTGGCAATTATGCCAAGGTAATTGTAAACATTCAAAGCGATGTTGACGCAATCGACAATGAAATAAAGCGTTTAAAGGCAATGAAAGAAAGCAAGGACAGAGCCATTACAAGGCTAAAGGACGCGGTTAAAAACGCAATGCTGGTAAGCGGTATCGAAAAAATAGAAAGTCCTCTTTTTAAACTTTCAACACGTCGCAGCGAAGCGGTTGAAGTTGACATTGTGGAGGCTTTACCAAACCAGTTTTTAAACGTCAAAAACGTGGTAACCGCTGACAAGGTAGCAATTAAGGACGCGATTAAACGCGGCGAGAATGTCTTTGGCGCTAGACTAATCGAAAACTTTAACCTCCAAATAAAATGAAACAAACCGCAGTCGATTACTTATTTGAAAAATTATGGGGAATCCATAAAGACAAATTTACTTGGCAAATGATTTTAAAGGAGGCTAAAAAAAAAGAAAAGCAGCAAATAATTGAAGCCCACGGAAAGCAATTAAAAAAAACGCAAACTGCTGGCAATTACGAATACTGGAAAACAGGAGATCAATACTATAAAGAAACCTACGAAAGCGAATGAAACTAATTGTAAAAAATGGGACTTACGAGGCGGATACGCTTTGGCAGTTGATTATTATGGTGCTAAAACATAGATTTTGGCATTTAATAAATGATGGCAAATGGATGGATTAAATAAAACTAAAATGATAAAATATACCTATTTAAATAAATCAATCGAACGACCAGGAGACTTGGCGCCAAAAGGCATACGTTCAACTTATCAAAAAGAAAAATTACCATTTAACCAAACATTTGAAAGGCTATGGAGACTCAAGAAATAATCGACGAAATAAAGCGCTTGTATATTGAAGGATTTACGCGCAAAAAGATTGCTGCAAAGATTGGACTGGATGCCGAAAAAGTTGGATATCTACTTTATACCAAGTTAAAGTTGCACGAACTTTACCCTCGAAAGTTGATGGACGAAAACATTTTTAACATTTTAACCGACCACCAAATTAATAGAATTCTAACGCTGGCGACTTACGGTTACAATTGCAGCGAAATTGCCGAGGATCAAAAATTGGAATTTCGCAAGGTAAAAAAGTTGCTGGACGTGGCCCAGTCAAAAAATATGATTGAAAAAAAAGTATAAAATCTTTTTTATTTCTTAGATTCTTTTTAACATTGCTAAACTTTAGACCAAAACACCAATGAAAAAAGCAACCAAAGTAATCGGAAAAATCCTTTATATCATTTTTGCCTTTGCGCCAATCTTTGCGCTGGGCTATTTGCTAGGACTTAAATTATTGTAAACCTTTTAAAAAAACACCTATGGAGACGATTAAAATTAAAGCACGCACTTACACAGAAAACGAGTTTGAAATTCCTAAGTATTTTAAAATCGCTCATCATTTTTATATGATCTTGGACGACAACAATTACTTGTTTGTAAAATCTAACTTGGACGAGTTTTTTTATCCTGAAATTTCAATTGGCAAAAATGAGGCATTTGCAAGCCGCTGGATGCAATACCTACAAAGCCAGGATTTAATCGCAATTAGCGAACAAGAATTTAAAGACGAGTATACAAAAGCCAATGTTTTACTTTTAAACTTTCTTAACTAATGGAATCAACCGACTCACAAAACGCACTAATTAAGGGCTGGCTTTTAAATGGCTATTCCTTAACTCAACTGGAGGCCCTAAACCAGTTTGGATGCTTTAGGCTGGCGGCTCGAATCGCTGATCTTAGAGACAAAGGTTTAAACGTGGTAACTGATATGGTTACCTTGGAAAACGGGAAACGAGTTGCACGCTATATTTTAAAGAAATGACACGAGAGGAAATCATTTTGGAATTGAATCACAGGGCGACCCAAAAGTACTTGGTTTACTTGGCGCTTCAAGAAATAATGCTGGATTATTACGAGGACGTGACAATGCTAAAGTCTTTTGATGGTGATCTAAAAACCAAGCACAAAAACATGATTAACGCCTTAAAGCGTAAGTCGACCGAAGCGTTTAGGTTTTTGGAAAATTACGACGGCGGCGAAGTAACTATAAAACAGTTCCACGAATTCGTTAGTTTATTTGAGCGCTTGCACAATTCAATCGACCAGGGCGGCGCATTATTTCACGACTGCTTAGCAGCGATTGAGCAAATTTTAAACGATTATGAAAAGGCGCAAAGTAACGGATAAAGAAAAAGATTTAATCTTTGAAGGCTGGCAAGACCGAAAGCCAATTAAGGTTATTGCTGCAGAACTTGGCAGATGTTATGGCACAATTTATACTGAACTAAAGAGACGGTATTTAGTTGGATAAATTAGAAATTGTTATATTTGAAAAACGAATTATTCCTGAGGTGAGAGGCAAGAATAATTCCATAGGTTAACTAAACCTAGCCCGACAGTCTCTCACCTGTTGGGCTTTTTTATTTTATTTAAATGAGCGGCTGGATCAAGTTACATAGGCAATTGAATGAGCATTGGATTTGGCAAAAGCCTGAATTCTTAAAGTGGTGGTTAGACATTTTAATGCAAGCCAACATTGAACCAAAAAAGGTTTTAATAAAGGGCCAGGTTATAGAGGTTAGCCGAGGTGAGGTTGTTTACTCTTATGAAACTTGGGCAAATCGCTGGAAAATCAACAAATCAAAGGTTTTGAGGTTTTTAAAAATGCTCGAAAAAGATTCAATGATTGTGTTAAAAAGCGAAACGGTAACGACACGGATAACTATCTGTAAATATGACACTTACCAAGGTGAGCGAAACGATAGTGAAACGCAAGTGAAACGCAACTGGAACGCAAGTGAAACGCAAGTGAAACCAACTAAAGAAGTAAAAGAAATAAAGAATGAAATAATTTTAAATAGATATATAATAGACGACGAGTTTTTTAAAGAATTACCAATGCAAATTCCTTTTGCAAGTCAGTTAAAAACAATACACGAAATAAATGACTCCCAGTTGGAAAAATATTTGGTTGAATACTTGGCAGTAAATGAGGGAAAAGAATTTAAAACAATTCAAGACTTAAAAAGGGACTTTAATTATTTTGTTAAAAATTCAATCACCTTTGAAAGCAAAACAAAAAGCACATACAACAAGCCAGCCGAAAAACCAAAAAGTCGAAACGTATTCGACGAAATTTATGAAGATTTGCAAAAACAAAAACACCTAAAAAATGAATGAGATAATTTTAACCCACCTCCGCAAAATGGAATTTGTTTGCGGACTCAAGCAATTTAAAGAATACAAAAAAGAAGAAGCCAACGAATTGCTTGGATGCCTTAGCAAGTTGTTTGGTTCCTATGGCTGGATGACTGACCAGCGAGTTGATTATATTTTGCACGCTGGAATGCGTGGACAATACGGCGATTTTTACCACGTTAACGAAAAGACTGTAAGCGTTTGGATAAATCAATACTATGCGCACCACCAAAGCCAAATCGTTCAGGAGGTGCAAGCGTTAAACAACAAAGAGCGCGAATACACAAACGAGGAAATCGAACATTGGAAGAAAATTGGGCGCCAAACGTTTCGCGAAAATTACCAGCACGCCAAAGAAACTGGGACTTGCAGACACATTGCGGAATGGGGAGTTTATTGGTTTGACAGATTTCAAGAAAAAGGAATCTTAAAGCCTTGGGAGTTTAACGTTGAAGAATTAGAAAGCGACGTGCGCCGCGAATTGCGTTTAACAACGCGATACGTTGAAGAATCAACAGTTGGGGCCAAGACAAAGAATAAGATTTGGAAATTGTTTATTTTACAGGCAATTAAGGACGGAAAAAACTTGGATCAGTTTATATGAGGCACGGCTCATTGTTTAGCGGAATTGGAGGCTTTGATTTAGCCTCTGAGTGGATGGGTTGGGAAAACGTTTTCCATTGCGAATGGAATGAGTTCGGGCAAAAAGTTTTAAAATATTACTGGCCAAAAGCAATCACTTATAATGATATCACCAAGACAGATTTCTCTATTCACAGAGGAACAATTGACATCCTTACAGGCGGCTTCCCTTGCCAGCCATACTCATCGGCTGGGAAGCGACTCGGAAAAGAAGACGAGCGCCATTTATGGCCCGAGATGCTTAGAGCAATTCGAGAAATTCAGCCGACCTGGGTTGTGGGCGAAAACGTTTACGGCATTATTAATTGGAACAGAGGGTTGGTCTTCGAAGAGGTGCAAACTAATTTGGAAACTGAGGGCTACGAAATACAATCGTTTATTCTTCCAGCTGCAAGCGTCAACGCACCTCACAAAAGAGACAGAATTTGGTTTATTGCTTACTCCAAGTCTTGTTCAGATAGCAGAAACTCCAGAGGAATATCAAACGAGACAAAGGAAGAGGACAGAAAAAGGATTGAATCAATCACCTCACCCAAACAACAAATACAATTGCCTATTGAGTCAAATCCTTTATTCGGGAATGTTTCCAACTCCGAGCGCATTGGATTGGATTTCGGGATATCAGACAGACAAATACAAAGAGAGGAAAGAGAAGAAAAAGAAAGAAGGAATAAGTCTGCAATACCCTTTAAAACAATTTGCAATCGATTTAAATCCAACTGGGACAACTTCCCAATTAGCGCCCCAATTTGTGATGGAGATGATGGGATTTCCTACAGACTGGACGGAATTACCTTTTCTAAATGGCGGAACGAATCAATCAAAGCAGGAGGAAACGCAGTAGTTCCGCAAGTAGTTTATCAAATATTTAAAGCAATAAATCAATACAATCAATTAAACAACCAGTTAACATTATGAGCAAGATTTACGGCGGTAACGCAAAAAAAATCCAAACCAAGTTTGGCGAAATGTGGAAAGTAAGTCAATCAAGAAAAGACTTAGAAAACCTTTTAAAATACCTTAACGACAACGACGCTGAATGGGTCAACCTTGACATTAAGGAAAAAAAGGAAATTGTCGAGGGCAAGCCAACACATTATTTGGAGGTTTACCAAAAAGATGTATTGCAAGTTGCAAACCAACCTACACAACAAGAACTTTTGGAAAAGTTAAAATCTGTAAAAGTAAACTTTACAGAAAAGCGAATAGTTGAAAATGATGCCTTACCTTTCTAAATGAAAAAAAACGATTTATACGCAATCTTTGTGGCGTTAGTGGGCATTTGCTTGCTAACGCTGCTAAAAATTGCCAGCCTTTTGCTTTTTATAGTTTTGCTGGCATTGTGGACGTTGGCATGGTCTTGGATTTACGAGCGTTGTAAATGATTGTTTTTAAAATAAACGAAAAGCCATTAAGCGTTAATTTGGCGTGGCAAGG